TACTAACAATTGATACAGCAGCAGGCATACAGACAACAGAAAAACTTGATCCGTTGCCATTATATGGTGAAGATTATCCAATGTTGCTTACAGTAATGCCAGAATATGGTCGTGGTTTTCCTAATCCATCTTTGGTAACATTAGCAAAACGATTGAAGATGACCATGAAACTATATGGTGGTGTTGGTCTATCTGCCAATCAATGTGGTGTATCGGAAAGAATGTTTGTTATAGGTACAGATGAGTTTCAACTCGTTTGCCTAAATCCAAAAGTAGTTCGTCAATCAGAAACTCTGGCAAAGAATAGGGAAGGTTGCCTTTCTTTTCCTGGATTGTTTTTTAATGTTGACAGACCAGATTGGATTGATGTAGAATATATGGATGAGTATGGTATTGTTAAAGAAGGTAGGCTTGATGGTGTAAGTGCTCAATGTTTTCTACATGAACTAGACCATCTAAATGGAATTAAGTTTACTCAACATGTTAAACCAGTTGCACTACAAATGGCAAGAAAGAAACAAAAGAAAACTATCAAGACGATTGTAAGGAAAGCAAAAAATGACAAAGCAAATTGATGTCAAAGAATCCACTACGTATGAAAGTCTCATTGGTGTTAAGGTAGAATTGCCACAACCACCAACGTTGAATAGATTTTTTGGTGATGATGATGAATCGGACGATGATGGTGTAGATACCAACAATGCTGAGTGGACAAAACACTGGAAGGGTATGCCTGAGTATGAGAATGATGATAACCCTCCATATAAAAAACTCATCATAAGTTTTCGCACTAAGGAAGACTATGAAGAGTTCGCTAAAATTATTGACCAAAATCTAACAGAGAAAACTAAATCAATCTGGCATCCTGCCTTAGATCGTGAAGCAAATTCTTTGATGAGATGGATAGAAGATGACCAATCCTAAACATCCAGTTTATATTATATCTAAAGGTAGGTCAGAATCAATGCTGACTTCTCGGTCATTGGCAAGAATGAAAGTGCCTCATTACATTGCTATTGAACCACAAGATGAAGATTTGTATGAGGAAGCATTAGATAAGTTTAAGATTCGACCATATGTAACTCTCTTAGTTGCACCATTCTCTAATCATGGTGATGGTCCTGGTCGTGCAAGAAATTGGTGTTGGGATCATTCTATCTCTCTCGGTGCTGAGAAGCATTGGGTGCTTGATGACAACATCGCAGATTTCTATCGCTTACATAAGAACAAACGTGTTCGTGTGGAGTCTGGTGCTATCTTTCGTGCAGCAGAAGATTTCGTTGATCGGTATGAGAATGTGCCTATTGCTGGCTTTCAATACAGATTTTTTATTGCACCGAATAGTAAATATCCACCGTATGTAAAGAACACACGAATCTATTCCACATTATTGATAGACAATAAATGTAAACATCGTTGGCGTGGTAGATACAATGAAGATACTGATATCTGTCTCCAAGTATTGAAAGATGGTGATTGTACCATCCAGTTCAATGCATTCTTACAAGGTAAAGCAGCAACACAAACTGTTAAAGGTGGTAACACGGAAGAGTTCTATCATAAAGAAGGCGCTGAAGAAGGCAAATGGATTGAGAATGTAAACTCTGAAGGTACCAGAAACAAATCACAGATGTTGGTTGATTTGCATCCAGACGTAGCAAGAATGGTATGGAGATACAAACGTTGGCATCACTATGTTGATTACTCATCATTTAAAAAGAACGAACTTCGTTTGAAACCTGGTGTTAAAATGCCAGAAGGTAACAATAATTATGGAATGAAATTTGTAACGGACTTTAAATCGTGAATGTATTAGAAGAAGGCACAAAAGATGCACTGAAAAAATACTTAGCAAACTGTGCCAAGTATGCCGACATCGACCAAGACATAGCATATAAAACTACCATCACGTGTATGAAAGCACATGATGGTATCTCCGTTGATGTCCAAGATATGCATGAGATGAAACTTCTGGAAGATAGATGGTATGATTCATTAACTACAAATCAACCAGACTATTCTGTGTACTCAAGTCCCTATTATTTCTGTGAAGTTTGGATGTGTTGGTCTAAGTATTCGAGAAGATATTTGAAAGACATACAATCACCTAGGTCTATGGCTGGTAAAAGTATTGTGCAGGACATGGTAGATGTACAGACTGTATTGGATTTAGGTTGTGGTTTCGGATATACCACTGCTGGATTAAAAGATGCATTCCCTAATGCGAATGTATATGGAACCAACATAGAAGAAAGTTCTCAATATAAAATGGCAACTGAGTTGGGAAATGAACACAACTTTAAAATCATTTCTGACCACAGAATGAAGGCAGATTTTATATTTGCATCAGAATACTTTGAGCATTTCCATAATCCTATTGAACATTTGGTAGATGTGATTCAGAACTGCCAGCCTAAATACTTTATTATAGCAAATACATTCAATTCAAAAGCAATAGGGCATTTCAATGATTATGTTTACCAAGATAAGATATATCCTGGAAAGATAATGAGCAAGATGTTTAATGATGTGTTGCGCCAGAATGGATACGAACAAGTGGAAACAAACTGCTGGAATAATAGACCAACATACTGGAAGAAAACGAGTAGCAGCCTAGAAAGTTTTCTTTAAGATAACACTTGACAATCTTCCGATCCTATGAGACAATGCATATATTGATTGATTAGGAGAAGAAGATGTCAGAGTTACAAGACTTAGTTGACAGAAATGAAATAGATTATCAATTTGCTATTCTCGATATCAAGAGAGCAATATCCACCTACGGTATAGAAATTCTGGCAGAAGTGTTGCCATCCTATACCATACCTGACTTGACAAACCTAGTCATCCCTGATACAATGTTAGTTCAATAGTTGATTGGATATCAAATGAGCAACATTCAAAATCAAAAATCTGGTCTAGCCAAACTGCTGGCTACTGAGAATCTTACGATCCAGCACCAGAAAATTTCTACCGCAGCATTCGATCCAAAAAATCGTGTACTATACTGCCCTATTTGGCAAGATATGTCAGGCGACCTGTATGACCTGTTGATGGGTCACGAAGTCGGTCACGCCTTAGACACACCTGCCGATGGTTGGCATGAAGTTGCAAGTGCTAAGGGCAAAAACTTCAAAGCATTCCTAAATGTTGTTGAAGATGCACGTATCGAGAAACGCCAAAAGCGCCGTTATCCTGGTCTGCGTTCATCGTTCATCAAAGGTTATGCAGAGTTAATGAAGCGTGACTTTTTTGGCATCAAAGACCAAGACATTAATGAAATGTCATTCATCAATCGCTTGAATCTTTTTTCCAAATCTGGTTATACGATGGACATTCAATTCACTAATGAAGAATTGGTGATGATTGAAAAAGTTAAAGAATGTGAAACATGGGAAGATGTTCTCCGTGTCACTGGTGAAATTTGGGATTACTCCAAAGATGAACAACAACAAATTCAATTACCAGAAGAGTATGATTATAGTTCAGAACTATCCGATGATGGTGATGATGGTGATGATGAAACTGGTGACGGTGACGGTGATGCCGAGACAGATGGCGAAGGTAATGCACCTGGCAAATCTAAGGGTAAATTGGATGAAGATGGTGATGAAGCCGAAGGTAAAAGCCAAAATCAAGGTGATGATGCCGAAGATGGTGATGATGAACTAAACGATATCATCAACCGTCGTAAAGAATCTGCTGGTGCTGATGAACACTTTGAACCAACTTGTGAAACTGATGATAACTTTCGTAAGAACGAAGCATCATTGATTGCAGCCAAGGCACGTGAGTATGTGTATGTAAATATTCCTACGCCTAATCTGGATCGAATTGTGACACCTGCAAAACGTGTTCAAGAATTACTGACCGACGCATTTGTTAAACAAGTTGGTACTGTGGCATACGGTAGTGGTGCCAATGAATTGTACACCGAGTTCCGTAAAAAGAATGAACGGTACATTGCATTGCTAGCCAAAGAATTTGAGATGCGTAAAGCAGCATCCAAGTTTGCAAAAGCAAAAGTATCTGAGACTGGTGACATTGACGTAAACAAAATTTACAAGTACCAGATTGATGATAACATTTTCAAAAAGATTATGCGTGTACCTAAAGGCAAATCACACGGCATGATTTTGTTGTTAGATAAGTCTGGTTCGATGGCAAGTAATTTGGCATCATCATATGAACAAATTCTTATCCTTGCAATGTTCTGCCGTAAAGTGAATATTCCTTTTACAGCATACGGTTTTGGTAATGCATCTCAGTTGCGTGAGATGGATTATCCAGGTGAACATGGAAGAAATTTTGATGAAAATGGTGATTACAAATTTGGTCATAGTGTTGGTTGCTTTACCGAAAATGTTGGCGAGATGCGGTGCTCACAAGTTTATCTTCGTGAGATGATTAATTCTAAAATGAGCAATGCTGAGTTTTCCAAATCAGTAAAAAATATTCTTTGTTTGATGGATGCATGGTCACACCGTCATGGTGCACCAGGTAAATTCTTTCGTCCAACCTGTGATATGTTGTCCAACACACCGTTGTCGGAAGCATTGATTGCTATGCAACCAATTATCAAAGAGTTTCGCCGTGTTAATAATCTTGACATTGTAAACACTACAATCGTCCATGACGGTGATGCTGATGGCATAATGTGGACACACTCGATAGATGGTGATCGTCAAAAGTATTTCTGCTCAACCAACCAAAATGTTTTCCTGGTTGATAAGAAAAACAAAACACAAGTGAATTTGAAAACAAGTGAAGATGATGTTCGTGAAGGTCTTTGTGAATGGCTTCAGAAAACAACTGGCACTAAGATTGTTGGTTTCTATCTGACACCAATCACCAGTGCTAAACCAGCATTGAAGCGCCGTTTATTCAATGATGAATTGAATGCCGTTCGCCACGAATTTCACCAGGCAAATGAAGTGGTAACAAAGTATGTGAAGCAATTGAAAAAAGAAAAATACCTCGAATCTAAGAATGTAGGTTACGATTCTTTTTATATTTTACCTGCTGGTAATGATCTGGCAATTGATGATGAATCTTTTGAAGTGAATGGTAAAGTAACTACTGCCGCATTGACAAAAGCATTTATGAAATTCAATAAGACTCGCCAGATCAACCGTGTGTTAGTTTCAAGATTCATAACACAGATAGCAGTTTGATAAGTACCAGACCACTTGACAAACGGTCTGGTACCATTTATAATGAAGTCTGATTAGTTGATAGGAGTTTACATTATGTCAAGCATTTCGGCCAAGCGCCAGTTGTTCCTCGACACGGCAGCAGCATCAGGTCTGCCATTTCTAACCAAAGAAGATATGCGTACCATGGCTGCGGCTCTAGGCATTCCCGACCCACAGTGGTACTACAAAGATGAAACCAATCGTGTTGGCCGTGGTCAGTATCGTGTACCTACTCCCTCGGGCAAAGTTGCTCCAACGCCCGCACCAGCCGTCCAAATGGCTGCTCAGGTATTGCCAATGGTAACACCTACAACCAAACCTGGTAATCGTATTGCTAATGTGACAACCGATCTTGAGATGGAAGATTTGGTACCTGTCCAATATAGCAACTATGTACCATTTGGCAACTTTGATGATGTGTTGTCAATCATACAATCAAATCAATTTTTTCCTGTGTTCGTCACTGGCCCATCTGGCAATGGTAAAACAATGTCCATCGAACAAGCCTGTGCCAAAGCCAAACGTAAATTTGTTTGCGTATCAATGACACCTGATACCGACGAAGGTGACTTGCTTGGTAACTATGTGCTGATTAACGGTCAGATGGAATGGCGTGACGGTCCAGTTACTCTTGCTGCCCGCCAAGGTGCTGTATTGTGTATTGATGAGATTGACTACGGCTCAAACAATCTGTCCTGTTTGCAACGTGTATTCGAAGGTAAACCATTCTTACTAAAGAAAAAGAATGAGTTGATCACACCAGCACCAGGTTTCACAGTGTTTGCTACTGCTAACACTAAGGGTAAAGGTTCGGAAGATGGTCGCTATATGTTTACCAATGTATTGAACGAAGCGTTCCTTGAGCGTTTTCCAAATACGTTCGAACAAGAATGGGCACCAACATCCGTCGAGAAAAAAATTGTTGCTAAAGAATTGGAATCTGTCGGTAAGGCAGACAAAGATTTTGCCGACAAACTTGTGTCATGGGCTACAGTAATTCGTACCACATTTGAAGAAGGTGGCTGTGATGAGGTTATCTCTACTCGCCGTCTGGTACATATCGTAAAGACCTACGGTATCTTTGGCAACAAACTGAAAGCAATTCAGTTCTGCTTAAATCGTTTTGATACCGATACGAAAGTTACCTTCCTTGATCTGTATACCAAGATTGATGCTGGTGATGATGTACAACCTGCTCCAGCACCGAAACCTGAAGTATCTGGTCCTCCGGTAGAAGTTCCTTTCTAAGTCACATTTACCGATCAAACAGTTGACACAGGGTAACACCTGTGTCATAATTGTATTCTAAAGAGAGATGTATCACCTCTCGATTATTGTGTGATACGAACTATGGAGTTACATTATGTCAGTAGCAAAATCTCAAAACGAAAAACTGATTGAGTTTTTCCAAACTGGTAAATCTTTAACTGAAGCACAAGCACGTGCCCGTTATGGTGTTGCAAATTTGCCAGCACGTATTGCTGAACTTCGTGCTGAAGGTTACAGCATCTACAAGAATACCAGCAAAGAAAAAGGTACTTCTTACAAACTAGGTAAGCCAACACGTGCTATGATTGCAACCGCATACGCAGTTATGGGCGCACAAGCATTTGCCTAAAATAGTTTGAAACTTTGTGGAGTGGAGACATATATACTTTGTGTCTCTACTCTTTTTTTATGGATAAATTATGCAAATACAAGTAAACATTGAGGAATTGAGAAAGAACAAACTGTTTGTTGCGACACCGATGTATGGTGGTATGTCACATGGACTGTATGTAAAATCTTGCCTTGATCTCCAAACCGTGATGATGCGTTACGGTATCGAAGTAAAGTTCTCCTTCCTATTTAACGAATCACTTATCACACGTGCCAGAAACTATCTGGTTGATGAGTTCCTTCGTACAGACTTCACACACATGTTGTTTATCGACTCGGACATTCACTTTGATCCGAACGATATCGTAGCACTAATGGCACTTGATAAAGATGTTGTTGGTGGTCCTTATCCTAAGAAATCAATTAACTGGGGTAACATTGCAGAAACCGCACGTAAGAATCCAGACTTGAATCCAAAAGAACTTGAAAATTTAGTTGGCGAATATGTGTTCAACGTAGTTAAAGGTACACAACAGTTCCAAGTTTCAGAACCATTAGAAGTTATGGAAATTGGTACTGGTCATATGATGATCAAGCGTGAAGTGTTTGATAAGATGGCAGCAGAATATCCAACTATCAAATACAAACCAGATCACATTGGTCAACAACACTTTGATGGTTCACGTTACATTCATGCATACTTTGATACTGTAATTGATACCAAAGAATCTATCGTTGGTGGTGGTTCTGAACGTTATCTATCAGAGGATTATATGTTCTGTCAAATGTGGCGTAAGATGGGTGGTCAAATCTTCCTGTGTCCATGGATGAAAACTCAGCACATTGGTACATATGCATTCACTGGTAACATGCCAGCGGTTGCTCAGTATACTGGTAGGTTGTAATGGATAAGGATGCTATCAAGGCATCCCAGACAGCAACAACAGGTGGTCGTAAGTTTGATGGTGGTAAAATTCGTTATGGTCTTTTACCACCATTAGCACTAAAAGCAACTGCCGATGTGCTGACATTCGGTGCCGAAAAATATGAGCCAGGTAATTGGAAACATGTTCCAGATTCTATCAATAGGTATTTTGATGCTGCACAAAGACACATGTGGGCATACAAAGAAGGTGAAATAATCGATTCTGATTCTGGAAAACATCACCTAGCACATGCAATTTGCTGCTTGATGTTTTTGTATGAACATGATATACTATATTCTGCAAGTGAAAAACAAATTTAATTATGGAGTAAATGATGAAACTATCTAACGATACACTAACTGTATTGAAAAACTTTGCCTCAATCAACAAGAATATTATGTTGAAGAAAGGAAAGACATTGAAAACCATTTCTGGTGGTAAAAATGTCATCGCTGAAGCAACTATCTCTGAGGAAATTCCAACAGATTTTGGTGTCTATGATCTGAATGAATTCCTTTCCATTCTATCACTTCACAAAGATGATGCGACACTTAACTTTGACAGTGAAAATATTCTAATCTCTGGTCAAAAAGGTCGTAGCAAAACTAAGTATCGTTTCTGTGCACCAGGAATGATTCTAGCAGCACCAGAAAAAGCAGTGGCTATGCCTGATCCTGAAATCGCTTTTGAGTTATCAGCAGATGATTTTGATTGGATTATGAGAGCAGCCAGTGTTCTTTCTTCGCCAAACATTATCATTGAATCAGATGGTTCAACTGTATATGTAACAACAACAGACATCACCAATAGTTCTGCACACACGGACTCGCTTGAGATCGCCAATGGTACTGGAAGTAAATATCGTATGCTATTCAAAACTGAGAACATTAAAATTCTTCCAGGAGGTTACGATGTGAAAATATCTTCAAAAGGTATCTCCAACTTCAAACATAAAACTCTGAATGTCCAATATTGGATTGCGACTGAAGCAGGTTCAACTTATACAAAGGATTAATTATGGCAATGAAAATGTTTACCAATGCATCAGCGGCATTTGATGGTGAATCAATCGCTATCAACTCCGATATTGTAGCATCAGTATTCGAGTTGATTACTCCCGATGAAAATGCTAAACTACAGATGCGTACTGTCATCTTTGGTGTCAATGGTACTGATTGGCATGTTAAAGAACCTTATCTTGAAGTAGTTGCAACACTGAACCAAAAAGACTGATTGTTATTTGCGTTTTGTTTTGGGTCTCAATCTGTAAAAATTTGGATATTTCGGATTATCTAATCGTTTTCTGATATTAATTCCAACATATGCAGATTGGGCATCACCAACAGAATTGTAAATAATGTCATCACATGAAACAGGACAACGATTTGCCTTTTGTGCTTCTTTGTGAGCGTTATCTAATTGCTGTTTAGGAATATTTCTTTTCTTACCATACATAGGATTGCGTGAACCTGAATTGTCAATCCGTTTCATTGCTTCTATGTAATTTGGTGATTGTGAAGTGTCTCCTCCATCACCACCTTTAGTCATGTTATATTTTGGATCCAGTTTGTTTATCCACATCTTTTCTTTATCATTCAATTCTTTTGTTGAGTTTGCCTCATCAAGAATCGACATTGAAAAGTTATCTGTGCCATATTTTCTCATAGCACGATATAAATGCGTTTGACTATTTGTTTGGGATGCGTTATACTTATGTTTGTAAAACCGTTCTTTTGGATTTACAGATTTGCCAATATAGAAATCATTGGTAATGTTATTGATGATTTGATAAATAACCATGCTGACATTCCTTTACAATGTTAGAGTAGGTGCGAACGGCTAATTCGGCGACCTACACCTATTTATAATTTTTTATTATTTGAGATTTGAAAGTGATATATAATGGATCAAAATCATTTACTCTGGACGGAACGTTACAGACCCCAAACAGTAGAAGATTGTATTCTGCCAGAACGATTGAAAGTTCCGTTTCAGGAGTACGTCAATCAAAAGCAGATACCAAATCTTCTGCTGGCTGGTGGAGCAGGAGTAGGCAAGACAACTGTAGCAAAAGCGATGTGCAACGAAATCGGTGCCGATTACATAGTGATCAATGGTTCTGATGAATCAGGTATTGATGTTTTTCGTGGCAAGATAAAAAACTTTGCATCATCAATGTCATTTGGTGGTGGTCGTAAAGTTATTATCATCGATGAGGCAGACTATCTAAATCCAAACTCAACACAGCCAGCACTTCGTAATGCAATTGAAGAATTTGCAAGCAACTGTTCGTTCATCTTCACATGTAATTTCAAGAACCGTATCATCGATCCACTTCACTCAAGATGTGCAGTGATTGAATTCGGCCTGAAGAACGGTGAGAAACAAAAGATGGCAGGCGCTTTCTTCAAACGCATTCAAACTGTTCTTGAGACAGAGAAAGTAGAATATGATGATAAGGTAATTGCTGAACTCGTTAAGAAACACTTTCCAGATTTTCGTCGTGTTATCAATGAACTTCAACGCTACTCTCAACTCGGCAAGATTGATGTAGGAATCCTCTCTCAAATTGGTGACGTATCTATCACACAGATCGTTAAGCATATGAAGGATAAAGACTTTACATCCGTCCGTAAATGGGCAGCAACGACAGATATTGATTCCACGACATTCTTTCGTAAGTTGTATGATAATCTGTATGATATACTAATACCATCCAGTATACCTCAGATCGTTATAATTCTGGCAGACTATCAATACAAACAAGCCTTTGTTGCCGATCAAGAAATCAATCTGGTCGCATGTTTGACTCAGATCATGGCAGACGGTGAGTTCAAATGAGCAAACCATTTGATTATGTGAATGAGATTCTCCAAGGTAAAAAGCAACTTATTATAGATGAACTAACCGAGAAGGAGTATGTACCATTTCTAACCAATCGGGCACTTTCCCAGCATAGGGATTGTGTTCTACTAGCAAATGAGATGAACCAGCGGCACCATTTAGACAAAAAGATGCAGAATGACTTTTTACTAAATACTGTCAGGTCTATGAAAAGACCGTTTGCGAAGTGGGCAAAGTCCGAAAAAGATGATGATATAGCATGTGTCAAGTTGGTCTACGGACTTTCCGACAGTAAAGCAAGAGATGCTCTACGCCTACTAACCAAAGAACAAATCCAACAACTAAAAGAAGAAACCTTCACAGGTGGGTTAGGAAAATGACATGGTTGATATATCTAAATTTGTTGAAGTTACCCTCGTAGAACAGGATGACTTCCTGAAGGTTCGTGAGACACTGACTAGAATTGGTGTGTCCTCACGGAAAGAAAAGGTATTGTATCAATCTTGCCACATACTGCATAAACAGGGCAAGTATTATATTGTACATTTTAAAGAACTATTTGCATTAGATGGTAAGTTGTCTACAATTACTGAGAACGACATACAAAGACGCAACGCTATTGCCAATTTACTAGAAGAATGGGGATTGCTAAAGATTGTAAACTATGATATAGTAGAACATAATATGGCACCAATTCATCAGATCAAGATCATTGCTTTCAAAGAGAAGGATGACTGGGAACTGATTGCTAAATATAACATAGGTAAAAAGAAAACTGATTACTAAGATGGTGAATAATCATGATCAAAGCGAAAAACAATTTGGTAAAACTTGTGAATAAGTATACCAAAGAAGAAGTATACACCAGAGATTACGACGATGTGATTAAGGAAGGCGCCAACGAATTTATTAGGGTCTTTGCTGAATCAAATCCTCAAAGAACTTATCTTGTCAACCGTACAGCATTTCAGGTTGCCAAGTAAGTCGTGATGCCTTCGGGGTCACGTATTTTAACTTGCTTAATAAGGAGAAACGTATGACACGTATTTCATTTGGACCACTATTACATCAAACACTTGGTTTTGAAAATTTCATTCGTGATGTTGAGAAAATTCTTGATAGTGAAGTCAAACCATCAACTTTCCCTCCACATAATATTATCAAAACAGGTGAAAACAAATATGTGGTAGAACTTGCCGTTGCAGGTTTTGCAAAAGATGAAATTGATATTCAAGTCCAAGAAGGCAACTTGACAATCAAAGGTGAGAAAGTTGAAGGCACTCCTGATCTGGAATATCTACATCGTGGAATTGGCACTCGTTCATTTACGAAAGTGATTGCGATTGCTGACACCATTGAAGTCAGAGGTGCTGAAATCAAAGATGGAATTCTTCGTGTTGGATTAGAAAATGTAATTCCAGAACACAAGAAACCACGCAAGATTGAAATCAGTAATGATTATAATGCATTGAAAGAGTTTAAACCACAACTCTTACAAGAAGAAAAGAAGGCAGCGTAACGAGTGGGGCGCAATGCCCCACTTATTGAAAGGTATATAATGGATAGAAATTTAGAATCATATCTCAAAGTTTATAAGGTACTTTCTGAAGAAGATTGTGCCAGGACTGTCAATGCTCTGGAAGAAAAAGATAAAGAATTCCAGACACATCAATTTTATAATTCAAGCAATGGCACATATCACTCTTATGAGCATGAACTTTCGGTAGCATACTCCCAGATTGCTACAAAAGATTTGATCATGAAGGAAATATGGAATGGTTTGAAAAAATATGTAGAAGAATTGGACATGAAAGGATGGTTTGTCAGTTGGAATGGATACTCAGAAGTCCGTTTCAATCGATATCGTACTGACACACAGATGAAATTGCATTGTGATCATATACATTCTATGTTTGATGGACAACGTAAAGGTATTCCAACACTTACCATTCTTGGTGGTTTGAATAATGATTATAAAGGCGGTGAACTTGTATTTTGGGAAGATAAAACTCTTGAACTAAAAGCAGGCGAGATAATGATATTCCCTTCAAACTTTTTATATCCACATGAGGTAAAACTGGTAACTGAAGGTACCAGATACTCATATGTTTCTTGGGCATGGTAATGAAACCTAATTCAAATTTTAAAATGTCAAAATCACTAAAGGTTTTGTTGAGTAGTATGGAATCCGAACGTAAAAAAGATTTTCGTGATGCCATGATATCAGCAATTATAGCACCAAAGATCGAGTTCAAAAAGAAAAAGGAAACACCAAGTGAATGATCTATTGATGATGAGTCACTTTCACAAGGACTTTCCATTCAATCATAACTCTTCTTGGATGAGAGCAGCCTATGCTGGTGGTACTGGTGCATATGAATACTATCCACCAAGCAAAGAAGGTGTATGGGTTAATACATCACGAGAACAAAATCGAATTCAAGAATACCATCATTTTTATCCTGGTGTGAGTGAACTCGATTTTCTCAAAGCGATGGGACAACAAGCATCCGAGTATTGGTTATGGAAGTATGGTAAAGCAGACTTCATTGGCTGCACAACTTATCGTCGGTATCTATTACTTGATGATATCACACAACCAGTGCCGAAGATTGGTATGGCAGCAAATCAAGCATCCGCTGAATACCTATCATCTGATCGTATGAGAGATGCTGCACTTCGTATGCTTGAAACTCATGATGTCATTACAAACATCGAAACTCAATTACCTTGTTCCGTTCAAGATCAATATCTTCAGTCGCAACCACGTGAGTATTGGGATTTATTTTTGAAAGCAATCGCTGAGTTGATGCCTGATTATAGAAACGATCTGGATTGGTTCACTAAAAGTAAAGCAGCAAGTTTTGAGACTTGCTACATCATGCGTAAGCAACTGTTTAAAAAATATGTCAGTGAGTTGTTTGAAATCTATGAGTATGTTTGGACATACTGTAAGACAGCATACCCAACACAACAAACGACATCCGAGCCACTACCATGGAGGTACCCTGGCTTCTTGGGTGAAAGGTTCTTGCCATTCTTTATCGCTATGAATGCAGGTCATCCAATCCATGTGCCGTTAGTGATCTTGGAATAGTCGCCGGCGAAGCGTCCGAATGCTCTATGTGAAGTGAGCACTTACTTCTAACATTAATATTATGAAAACTAAATTTATTGAAGCCCACATGAAAGCGGCAGAGGTATATGCCCAACTTTCTTCAGCAAAACGATTACACGTAGGTTGTGTAATCGTCAAAGACAACACAATCATTGGTATCGGGTATAACGGTATGCCATCCGGTTGGGACAACAACTGCGAGGAAACGGTATATGTCCTCAAAGAAGAATGTTATAAAACTGATGAGTGGATGAAAGCAGAAGGTTATAATGAAACTTCTCATGGATGGTCAAAAATGAGATCCAAGAAAGAAGTGCTCCATGCAGAAACCAACGCTATTGCTAAAGTTGCTCGTTCTACCAATTCTACCGAAGGCGCAGCATTATTCGTTACTCACGCACCTTGCTTGGATTGTGCCAAAATCATCCACCAAGCAGGAATCAAAGAAGTATACTATAAGAATTTTTACCGCACCGAAGAGGGTGTTTATTTCCTCGTAAAATGCGGTATAGATGTTTTAAAACTTGACAATGATTAGCAGGCTTGATATACTGTTTATAGTTTCAATTTTATGGAGTTAATATGAGTAGCACAACTAAAGTAGCAAAACAAATCGCAGAAACAAATCCAAAGTATCCTAAAGCATATAAGTACGATGTTGTTTACCGTGAGTTTGACAACATGGTTGAGTTAATCGGTCTGGTTGACGATCCTACATACGACATCGCTGACTTCCGTGGTCGTGAGATGTTGTTTCCTAAAAAATGGGTGACACTTGATGTCCTCGAAACTTCAATGAGGGTAGCAGCATGAGTAACATTAAACTAATCACATTCAACACACAGCAAACAATTATTGCGGAAATCGTTGAAGAAGATGATCTTGATTTTCTCGTAAAAAATCCAGTACAAGTAATTGCAGTTCCACCACGAAATGCTAACGACCAAGGTGGTGTAGGGTTTGCACCTTATCTTGCTTATACTGAAGAGTTTGATAAAGGTATTTCTATCAAAAACGAAAATATTTTTTGTGTCACAACTCCAGTAAATGATTTGTTGGAACAATATCGCAGAATGTTTAGTCGTATCGAACTAGCACCTGCTGGTCTAAAACTATAATGAAAACTATGAATGAGTAAATATTACACAAATGTTGTTGTACAAGGTAATCATGTCTTGTATCGTGGTGTAAGCAACGGACGGAGAGTTAAGGAAAAAATCACTTACTCTCCGACTTTGTTTTTGCCTGCTAAAAAGCCTACCGCATATAAAACATTATTTGGTGAACATCTTGAACCGATGACGTTTGAGAATGTTCGTGAAGCACGTGACTTTGTAAAGAGGTATGGAGATGTTTCGAATTTCAAAATCTATGGTAATACACGCTATGAATATGCCTTTATCGCAGACAATCATAGAGGCATCGTTGATTGGGATATTTCTGATCTATCTATTGTTATAATTGATATTGAGGTTGGCTCAGAAAATGGTTTTCCTGATCCATATAAAGCACAAGAGCCAATCACTGCTATTGGTGTTCAACAATTGAATGGTGGTACCACTGTATATGGTTGCGGCGAATATAAAGTTAAAGGTGAAGAAACTTACATCCATTGCAGAGATGAAATTGATCTTTGCAAAAAGTTTCTTGCTGATTGGTCAAATAACTATCCTGATATTATCTCTGGTTGGAATATCAAGTTCTTTGATATACCTTACATTATCAATAGGTTTACACGTTTACTTGGAGAGGATAGCGTAAAGAAACTCTCACCGTGGGGACACACATTTACACGAAACGCTACCTTCAAAGGTAGAGAGCAATTGATTCATGAGATTGTTGGTATCTCAGCACTTGATTATCTTGAACTCTATCGCTGGTATGCACCTGGAGGCAATTCACAAGAATCATATAAACTAGATTCTATTGCTAATGTAGAACTTGGTGAAAACAAACTATCTTTTGAAGAGTATGATAATCTTCACCAGTTATATAAACTCGATCACCAAAAGTTTATTGAGTATAACATCAAAGACGTTGATCTGGTTGTAAAACTTGAAGATAAACTGAAGTTAATTGAGTTGGCGATTACTCTTGCGTATGATACGAAAACTAACTTTGAAGATGTGTTTGCTCAAACTCGTATGTGGGATGCGCTAATCTATAATCATCTCCTAGAAAAGAAGATTATTATACCACCTCGCATAGCACAAAAGAAGAACGAAGCATTTGAGGGTGCTTATGTAAAAGACCCACAGATTGGTATGCATGATTGGGTTGCATCGTTTGACTTAAACTCTCTGTATCCACATTTGATTATTCAATACAACATCTCACCAGAGACTTTGATTGAAAATGCTGACTATGATGATTTTATGGGCACACTTGCATCCGAAGCAAATGTTGAAAAATTATTGAATAAACGATTAGACACAACTGAACTTCAAAAGCATCCTATCACAATTACACCAAACGGTCAGTTCTTCAAAACTGATCAACAAGGTTTTCTGCCACAGATGATGGTAGAGATGTATGAGGATCGTAAGAAGTTCAAAAAGTTGATGTTGAAATCTCAGCAAGATTATGAGAATGAAAAAGATCCAAAGAAAAAGTTTGAGATCGAAAAACTAATTGCTCGATATAACAATCTACAATTAGCCAAGAAAGTTACATTGAACTCTGCTTATGGTGCGATGGGTTCACAGTATTTTAGATTCTATGATCTACGTATGGCACTTGCTGTTACCACGGCTGGTCAGTTGTCTATTCGCTGGATTGAAAACAAACTGAATCAATATCTAAACAAATTACTGAAAACTGAAAAAGATTATGTTATCGCCTCTGACACAGATTCAATTTATCTCAACCTTGGTCCATTGGTTAATAGCATCTACAAAGAAGGAAAGGAAACTTCAGCAATTATCGCCTTCATGGATAAGGTCTGTGAAAATAAAATTCAACCGTTTATTGATGAGAGTTATAAAGAACTTGCTGATTATGTTCACGCATACGACCAAAAAATGATTATGAAACGTGAAGGCCTTTCAGATAAAGGTATCTGGACAGCCAAGAAACGTTATATTCTCAATGTGTATAATAATGAAGGCGTTCAGTATGCGGAACCTCATTTGAAGGTCATGGGTCTTGAGATGGTAAAATCATCTACACCTGCCACAGTTCGTGAGAAAATGAAAGAACTCATTAAGTTGATTGTTACCACAGATGAACTAACTGTACAGAAGTTTATTTCCGAATTTAGAGAAGAGTTTAAATCTTTACCTGCGGAAGATATTTCTTTTCCTCGAGGTTTGAATGGGTTGCATGAATATTCTGATTCTGTTACACTATATAAAAAAGGCACACCGATACATGTGAAGGGTGCGATACTCTATAATCATTACCTAAAACAACACGGTCTAGCGACCAAGTATCAGTCGATTCAAGAAGGTGAAAAGATCAAATTCACTTATCTGAAATCACCAAATCCTTTCAAAGATTCTGTGGTATCTTATCCATCAAGATTGCCTAAAGAGTTTGGTCTACAAAGTTATATTGATTATGATACACAATTTGAAAAGACTTTCCTTGATCCAATCAAAATCATTCTTGATTCTATTGGATGGGAAACTGAGAAACAATCTACTTTAGAATCGTTCTTCGGATGATACACGCTATATTACCATTTTTGACTGCTATTGCTTTGTCTGGTATCGCTGCATACTATTCAGTGATTGGTCTTGCACAGATATTTCCTGGTTCATACTGGCCAATTATTATTATGGGTTCTGTGCTTGAAGCAGCAAAATTGGTAACAGTATCATGGGTGTATAATAATTGGAAAACCACATTTTCTGCAATGAAAGTGTATTTTTTGATTGCTGTTATATTACTCATGGCAATTACATCGATGGGTATCTTTGGTTATCTGTCTAAAGCACACATCGAACATTCTACTGGTATTACACCATTGATCGAGAAGGAAATGATTTATGAGGAAAAGATTAAAACCCTCAAAGAGAACATCGAGACTAATCGCAAAAATGTTCTCCAATTGGATGCGGCTGTCGATCAAGTCATGGTACGCTCGTC